AATTTCAATCAGATATTTTTTGATACTTCCGTCTGGTTCTTTGACTTTTATATATGCATCAGGAAAGTATCTGTGAATTTTTGAATCTACGGGAGAACGATAAGGAATTGCCAGTTCTTCGGAGGCATATTCTAAAATATTTTCATTCGTATCACAATATTTGAGAAACTTTAATTCCCATAAAGACCGGTATACAATATTAGTTGGATCTCCGACATATTTTTCTGGAAATGATGGTTTAAATTTTCCCTTATAAGACATCTAAATACTTATACTATTAGGACTCATAAAAGGTATTTAGAGTGCCCAGTATCCGTAAAATATCAGATTTTAAACCTCTATTCACGAATCTTGCTCAAAGTTCACACTTTCAGGTAGTATTTGGTGGATTGTCGGGACCACTTTTATCACATCTTGCGGCAAGAGGTGTCGATCCATTTTTTATTGGCAATGACTTTGGTTTGCTTTGTTTTTCGGCATCACTACCCGGAACTTCTTTGGCAACTGCCGAAGTTACAAATAATTATACCGGAGTAAATGAAAGAATTGCTCACCGTAGAATTTTCACAGAAATTGGTTTGGAGTTTTATGTCGATAGTAATTATAAAACTTTAAAATTTATAGAGCACTGGATGGAATTTATTTCCAGTGGATCTAATGAAAATCCAGCCGTTGATGGATATTATTTCAGAATGAGATATCCAAAGGACTATAAGAGCAATATGACTAAAATTATTAAATTTGATCGAGATTATAATGCAGAAATTGAATATAATTTCTTTGGACTTTTTCCACTTTCTTTAAACTCTATGCCAGTAAATTATAATGGTTCGGATACATTAAAAATGAATGTTATCTTTAATTATGAAAGGTATGTTTGTGGCAGAACATTGAGTTTAGATTTTATACAAAATAGTGATAATAATAAACTCTCGAATACTAGAATTGCGGAACCAAATACTCCTAATGCCGAAAGAATTGTATATAGACCAGGATCTACACTTGGTGAAAGTGGCGTAAGAGGTGTAATTCTTACTCCCGGAAATGTAAATCCAACAATTGTAAGATAAATAAGTTTATCTTAGATTATAATTAAATAAAATGCCAATTCCTCGCATTGCGACTCCAATTTATGAGTTAGAAATTCCTTCATTAAAAAAGAAAATTAGATATAGACCTTTTCTGGTTAAAGAAGAAAAAATTCTGATTATTGCTCTGGAAAGTGAAGATTCCAAGCAAATTGCAAATGCAGTTAAAAATGTTATTTCAAACTGCATTTTAAGTAAAGGTATTAAAATAGAAGACCTATCCACATTTGATATTGAATATTTGTTTCTTAATATCAGAGGTAAATCTGTTGGAGAAACCGTAGATGTTTTGATTACTTGCCCGGATGATGAAACAACTCAAGTTCCGATGAGTATTAATTTAGATGAGATTAATGTCGAAGTTGATTCAAAACATTCTCGTGATATTAAATTAGATGATACCTTAACTTTAAGAATGAGATATCCATCTATGACCGAGTTTATTAAGAATAATTTTAATTCTGATGATAATATAACTGTCGATGATACTTTTGATTTGATTGTATCTTGTATCGATCAGATTTATTCTGAAGAAGAATCTTGGACAGCAAAAGATTCTACTAAAAAGGAACTATTAGACTTTGTGGAGCACTTAACCTCCAAACAATTTAAAGAAGTTGAAAAGTTCTTTGAGACGATGCCCAAACTTTCTCATACAATTAAAATTAAAAATCCAAAGACTGGTGTAGAAAGTGAAGTCGTATTGGAGGGATTATCGGCTTTTTTCGTGTAAGTATGGCTCATACTGATCTTGAGTCATACTATAAGACAAATTTCGCACTAATTCAACATCATAAATACTCTTTGACTGAACTTGAGGATATGTTGCCTTGGGAGCGGGAAATTTATATAACTCTACTACAAAATTATATTGAAGAAGAAAACCTAAAGAATCAATCAAATGGATGATTTAGCACAAATAGCTCAAAGTGGAGTAGATCCTAAATCGGGGTCCTATTTGTCTGCGGAAAGAAGAAAGGCACTCTTTAGAAGAAGTCGAGTATCATCAAATATTTTTGGTGGTGGAGGAGCACTCGTTCCGATTACTAAAAAATCAGATCCAGAAACTCTGGCAATTGTAAAGTCTCAATCCACATCAATAACCACCGTACAGAGTCAGGTTAATGCCTTAAGTTCTGAAGTTGCTAATCTAAATCGAGTAATATTCATTCAGACACAAACTATAAATGCAGTACAAGAACTTGTTGGAAGTTTAAGAGGTGAAATTACCGGTTTTAATTCTTCCTTAAATAATGTCACGAAATCAATTACTAATGATAGCATTTTAGAACAAAATCGCATAAAAAAAGAAAACGAAGAACAAAGAAGAGCAACAGAATTAGGATTAAGAGCAGGAAGAGAAAGTCTTTTAGAGAAAGCAATACAAAATGCATTAATTGCTCCGGTTCAGGCAATTGCAGAAAAAACCCAGTCTATTTTAAGTAGATTATCGCAGTTCTTCGGAACACTGCTACTTGGATGGTTGACGAATCAAGGAATTGAAACTCTGCGAGCATTATCGGAGGGTAATGGTAAAAAATTAATAGAAATCCGAGATAATGTTTTAAAGGCTCTTGGAATTGGTGCCGCAACATTATTTCTATTGAATGGTGGATTTTTTGCAATTGCCGGAACCATTACTAAATTATCTCTTAAGATTGGTGGATGGTTGCTTAAAAATACTGTCGGTAGATTTTTTGGAGCACTTGCAAATCTTATTAAGTCTGGTGCTGCAGCTTTATTAAATCTTGGAAAACAAAAACCACCGACAACTCCAATAGTTCCTCCAACAGCAATACCACCAGGAGCAAAACCTCCTACCGTTCCACCAACTACACCAAGAGGACCTGGCGGACCTCCTGCTCCAAAAGGTGCTGGACCTATGAATTGGTTAAAGGGAAGAGGTGGATTGCTTAATATTTTATTTGGGGGAATTGAGTTTGGAAGTAGAAAATTACAAGGGCAAACAGATATTCAAGCTGGTGCAGGTGCTGGGGGAAGTGTAGCAGGGTCAATAACTGGAGCAGCTGCTGGAGCAAAACTTGGTCTTTTGGGTGGTCCAATTGCGCCGATTACTGTTCCTATTGCTTCTTTGATTGGGGGAGGATTTGGTTGGTATTTTGGCGGAAAAGGTGCTGATATTCTTACGGGTGTTGATGAACCAGCAGCAAAACCCTCACCAGCACAACCACAAAGTTCGGTTATACCATCATCAACAAAACCACCACCAACTTCTACTACTGCCGCTACTCCCACCACTACCACTACTACTTCTGCTACTCCTGCCGCTGATATGTCGTTCAATCAGCAAATGGAGAATTTGAAGAAACAGGCATCTTCAATTGATTTTACCCAGGCACCACAGTATGGCGAAATTAATATAAAACCAGAGGAAGGCAATCAGGTTTCATCACAACCAAGTCAGGTAAACATAAAACCACTACCAGCTCAAACTAGTGGAGTTCCTTCTCAAGTTAATGTTGGACCCGCACCAACACCGGCACCAAATGTAATTTATAGAAGAGTTGCGTCCTCGTCACAGCAAAGACAATCAAGTGCCGCTCCCACCGGAGGTCCAGTAAATCAGGTTCCGGCAATATCTGCATCAAATCCTGATAATTTCTATGTTCTTTATTCACAAGTAAATTATAATGTGGTGACATAAGATGGCAGTAGCAGTAAAACCATCCAAAAGTCTTCTCAATATTCGTTTTGGTATTAAATCAATAAAGGATTCATTTTCCGGACTGAAGAAGAACTCCGTAAATCTTAATAATGTTTTGTTAAAGAAAACAAAAGTAAAAAAAGAATTATTATCAAGAAATTCAATTTTGTCTCAAAGAAGAGAAGAAAATGAAAGAAGAAAAAATAGAGAAGACCTTTTAGAGGCATCAACTATTGGTGGTGTGGTGAAAAGACAGGCAAAGGCAGTTGCTTCAAGTGCCAAGGGATTTTTAGGAAGAATTATGGACTTTCTGGCAACTCTATTAGTTGGATGGTTGCTTACTAATTTGCCATCAATTATTACGATGGCACAAGAAATGATTGCCAGAATACAAAGACTTTATACTATTGTAACTGGATTTTTAAGCAATACTATGAATTTGTTTAGAGGATTTGGAAACTTATTAGGTGCCGTTGGCAAAAATATTCTAACCTTTGATTTTATGGATAGTAAAGGAAGAGTTGAAGGTGCCTTAAAGGATTTGGGTGGAACTTTTGAAGATATGCAGAAACAGTTTGATGAAGGATTTAAATTACTTACTACATCTCTTGGAGAAGGAGTTGTGAGTGGAGAAGATGCTGCACCTTTTGGAACTCAATATGAGAATGAAAGTATGCAAGAACAACCTTCTGGCGGTACTTCTGGTGGAGGAACAAAATATCCACAACTTGCTCAAATGATTGTAAAGGGTGAAGGAGGATTAAATTCTGTTAATAGAGGAAATGCTGGAGATACTCCAGGAGGTGCAAAATCTATTTTTGGTAAAAATTTAACTGAAATGACTGTTGGTGAGATTATGCAAGCACAAAGAGAGAAAAGAGTTTTTGCTGTTGGTAAATATCAATTTATACCTGAAACTTTATCTGGGGCTGTAAGTTATACTAAAATACCTTTAAATGCAAGATTTGACTCTGCAACTCAAAATAAATTATTTGATTATCTTATTGATGTTAAAAGACCTGAAGTTGGTGCTTATATAAATGGAAAATCAAATGATAGAAGAACAGCAATTCAACAATTAGCAAGGGAATTTGCTTCTGTTGGTCTTGAGTATCCTGAAGCAGGTAGGAGGCGTGGACAATCGAGATATGCGGGAACTGGAGGAAATAGAGCAAGTATTTCTCCCGAAACAGCTGCTGCAGCTCTTGACAGTCAAAGAAAAGGAGGAGCAGCATCAATACAAGCACAACCTTCACTGGCACCTCGATCTGTAGCACCCCAACTCCCAGCACCCACGCCAGCACCAATACAACCAGGAAAACAATTAAGATCTGGAGATATATTAACCAAATCAATAGGAAGAGGTGTTAGTTCTATTGAAATAACAGATTCTTATAATGCTAGAGGTGGAACTCATAAGGGCGTTGATATTGCTGCACCAAGTGGAACGTATATTGCACTAAGATATGATTGTGAGGTTGTATTTGCTGGTCCCAGTGGTGATTATGGTAATGTTATGGATGTTTGGGTTCCTCAACTTTCTGTTCAACTTAGACTTGCTCATTTAAGTGCAATTTTAGTTAGATCTGGTAAAATTAAAGCAGGAACTTCTTTTGCAAGAGTTGGAAGTACGGGAAGATCTTCTGGTCCGCATATTCACTTTGAATATTCAACTCAAAAAGGTAGTATGAATTATGGTGGATCTGGAAATCCTTCTGGTTATGTAAATGCTTTACTTCTTACTAATACTCCAAATCAGGGATCATTTAGTCCTGCACCAGCACAAATTGCTGCTCCAACACCAGCACAAATCACACCATCAGGAACTCAACAGAGACGACAGGCATCTCAACAACTCGCACAACAACAAGTTGGTCCCAGTATTGTGATTATAGAAGAAGAACCTCCGGCTCCACAATCCCAAGTTTCCGTTGGTGGTAGAGGAGAGATGATGATTCCCATTATTATTAATCCGTTAAATAGTTTCATCACAAAGAAACTTCTATTAGATTTAGCATATACCTGATGTCAATTAAAAAGTCAATCTACGAAGAACTTATACTCGAATCTAACGATCAGAAAAGAACCGTTGATATTAGAACCGGCACGGTTTCTATTGATTATTATGAGGATATTTTCTCACCCACAATTACCGCAAAGATTCAGGTTGGAAACACCGGAGATTCTATTCAGGCACAGGATAATGAAGGAAATGCCACTGGAACATTTCAGTCAATTTATAATGGTCTTCCTTTAAGAGGTGGTGAAAGAGTTTCTCTAAAGATTGCCGGTAATTCTTCTACAAATCCCGGATTAGATTTCGCAACTGACGAGAAAGATTATCTTTATGTTTCGAGCATTACGAATGTGATTTCAGAGACTCAACGAGAATTCTTTGAGCTCAATTTAGTTTCGAGAGAAGCAATCACAAATGAAACCACAAGAGTTCCAAAGAAATTTCCAACCAGTCAATCAATCAGTGATTCGGCAGAAAGTATTATTAAAGAATATTTAAGGACTGATAAGATTGATAAGATTGATAAGACCCAGAACAAATATGGATTTATTGGCAATTTAAGAAAACCATTTACGGTATTGGTATGGTTGGCATCCAAAGGAGTTCCAGATATCTCAAAAAAAGACGCAACAGCAGGATGTGTATTCTATCAAACACAAGATGGATTTAATTTTAGGTCGATTGATAATTTGATTTCACAACCATCAAAGGCAGTATATAAGTATACTGATGTAAATCAGTCCGGATACGAACGAGATAATGACTTTAATATTTTACAGTATACCACAAATAGAAATCAGAATCTAATTGAAAAACTTCGGTTGGGTGTATACTCCAGTTATAGAATGTTTTATAATCCATTAACCTTTGAGTTTACGCCACCAGATGAAGGAACTTTTAGATTGAATAATTATGTAAGTGGTATGAATAATTTGGGACAAGAACTTGAGTTGCCAAAAATATCCAGTAGTTCTAATGTAAGTCTCGGAGATTCTCCCTCAAGAATTTTAACACAAGTTTTAGATATTGGTACTGTGGAATCTGATGCTTCAACAGAAAAAAACTCTGATCCTTTTAAGTATCAGTCGCAGGCAATTATGAGATACAACATACTCTTCACTCAAACTTTGAGTATGTTAATTCCGTCAAATACTAATTTGAGAGCTGGTGATATTATAACCTGCAATTTTCCTAAAATTTCCAGAGAAGATGGCACAAAATATGATGACGAACAAAGTGGTCTATATATGATAAAAGAATTGTGCCATCATTTTGATACCGAAGGTTCATATACTTCAATGACATTAATTCGAGATACATTTGGAAATTACGGAACAAATACCGGGCAATCATAAATGGAAGAATCATTACTCAAAAGTAATTTTATTGGTAGAGACGGATTCCGGTGGTGGATAGGGCAGATTGCTCCGGAAGAGGTTCAGAAGCAACTCAATAAGGATGCTAAAGATGGATGGGGAAATAGACTTAAGGTTCGCATTATGGGGTATCATCCTTATAGTGTCGAAGAACTACCAGATAAAGACCTTCCGTGGGCTCAGGTTCTTTTATCCACATCTGATGGAACCGGTGCATCAAACTATGCAACAAGTCATAAAGTAAGACCGAGTGATATTGTATTTGGATTTTTTCTGGATGGTGATAACGCCCAAATCCCTGTGATATCTGGTTGTTTTGGAAGAACAGATCAGGTTCCCAGCACAGATTATGCCGGTCCTTTTATACCATTTACCGGATATACAAACCGAATCACAAATGATGGTTCCAGAATAAAGAAGAACGAACAAAACGAAGAGACAAGAACGACACAAACAACTCCTAGTCCTCTACCACCGCAAATTGCAAATAGTATTGGCGCACTTCCTCAGTTTGGTGGAGATGGAGATATAATCCAATTTGCGACAACAAAACCCGGTT